CTCTTTCAGTAGTTGTGCACGTGAAATAGCCATTTTCTAAGCTCCTTATACGCCAGTTGAGTTGTTGTACTGATGCATAGTTGCATTTATCTTAACGATAAACTCAACAAATGAATCGGTGCCTGTTGCTGTATCTCTTACCACATCAATAATGCGGATAGGTAGAGAACTAGTAGTAGCTTGTGTCCCTTCATTAATCGCTACAGCGGAGTTACCAGTGGTGGTAGATCCAGCGTTTTGAATTAACTCAATATTATTGCCGATGGCGGAAATGCCCATTGCAGCTACAGTTGTGCCTGAAGAACAAGAAACTACTTGGAACAGCGTATCAGGATCATCTGCAACGACTGCAAAAATTTGAGTTCCAGATTTGATTTGCTGACTTGCTGGGTAGAACTGTTGTTGTTGTACTTGACCAGTAGAGGCATTGGTAAAACTAACACCTAAAAACACACCGCAAGGTGTAGCTGTAGCTGTACCAGTGTCTTTCTCAATCGTTCCATCGGAAATACGTTTTACTAAATCGCCATAGAAAATGTTCGTAGCATAGCCACTTGCAATTTGCATTTGACGAGTTGCTCCCGCAAAGACCTGACCGCCAATTAGATTGACTGGTTTTAGTCCATAGGGGGCTGATACGGTTGGATAAGCCATATTAAGCTCCTAAATTAAAAGTTATCTACCACGCCCAAAAGTAACTTCTGAGCGTTTTTCACTAAATACAGGCATGCGAGAATCATTTTCTTTTAGGTAGTTATTGTCTACAGATATAAGTTGCTGTTCCGTTAAATTTGAATAATACTTAGAACGTTTATTAACTTTATCTTCTATAGTTTTACACAACATCAAACCACCAAAAGTTACTAACCCGGTTTTTGCGTGGGCCATATCTGATCCTATTTCTAAAAGAAGTTCAGGATGATCTTCAGCTCTTACAGGTTCCCAACCCTCACGACGGCGAAGTGATACGTTTCTCGAATCATCAAGTCCTGCTACAGATGTTCGAATCCAACGAAACTTATAACCATCTTGTGGAGTTGGAGTTGGTAAATGGTTAGGCGGCACCCACGATTCCTCACGAGATTCTGCCTCACGATTTTCTAACTCACGACTCATACGATTTTGATTTTTCATCTTTTACCCTCTTCCATGAACTGCTTCCCATTGTTTAGCATATTCCTCTAAAGGAACTCCAAGTCGACGTGCTACTGCGGCACCACCAGGTGGTACTTTTATAGTCTTCGATGAAGGGTTTCTAGAGGCAGGTGCAACCACGGTAGGTCGCTGTCGCGTTTGATTTGATTTAGCTGGTTCCTCAAATTTATCGGGGAACATTTCTCTAATTCGTGCATCAAGGCGTTTATAGTATTCGTCCGTACGAGGGTCTATACCTTCTCGTATGAGTTTTTTGTCTGTAGCGTAAGCAATTGCCGTCATCTCATCATCTACGCCAAACCAGGTTTTGTTCTTATCGAACCATGCCTCGGCTTTTGGATCAGCTTTTGGCACCGCTGGTGTTGCAGATGGACTTGAAGCAGCTTGCGCTTGGTTACTGTATACAACATCTTCTGCCTGTTGTAAAGGGGGTCGTTTAGAAAATTCTCTTCTTTCTGCAACAATTTCTGCCATTTTCATTTGGGCATCAACCATTCCATCAGAATCACCAGACTCATATGCTTCTTTATAAGCTCTCTGTGCCTGAGAAAGTTCAGTGTCTAATTTAGATTTGACAGTATCGGTATAAAGACTTGCACCCTGATCTAATACTTGTTTTAGACGTTGATTTTCTTGGTGCGCAGCTTGAGCATACCGCATTGCCTCTTCTTGCTCTTGCTGAACCTGCAAACGCATTTGACGTTCTTCTTCATATTGTTTCTTAAGAGACTCGTACTCGTCGTCTTTGTTTTGTTTATATTCAGAAAGTTCCGTACGCACCGCTGTTTTTGCAGGCGGGGCATCGTCCTCTTCTACTTCTACCGTAAATTCAGGCTCGGCAGAAGCTTCTTTTTTAGTTACCGAATCCTCTGGAGGCAAGCCATCAGAGCCTAAATTAGAATCTTCATCTTCAATTAAAGTTTTAAGTTTATTTACCATATGCTCTCCTTATGCTCGGGTAAACCCGGATGGATCAGTAACTACACCTTCTACAGTGTCGTCATTAATTAAACGGAACTCGTGCCCACCCACAACAAATCGAGTACCGGAATACGAACGCATAATGACAAAATCCCCTATAGAACACCAAGGTCCAGTCGGAAACTTGTTTGTATCTTTATAAGCGTCATCTCCCATAGCCATGACATAACCTAAAACAGAGGCTACTTCTTCTGCTTTTTTAGTTGCGTCGGTCAGAATAATCCCTGATTCTGTGGCTCTTTCTTCAAATACAGGCAGTGCAATAAGCATTTTCCAACCTTTAGGAATTGGAACCGTACCAGATTTAAGCGCTTCTTCTGCTTTCTTTCTAGTAAGTCCTATATCTGGAACCCCCACACCTCTAATCATCTAATTGGTCCTTTCTCATACGATCTGCTAAATCATTAAAAATACTACCTGCAAGCCCTAGCCCTTGGATAAGTCCTGTCTTGTACTTATATTCCTCGTAGCTATTTATTGACCCCTCAGCTAACGCAACTGTGTGAAACTCTGCCTCTTCCGTTAGTTTTTGTATAAATAAGTCCTCAAATGTTGTTGCCAATTACTCCCCCTTTCCCGGTTTTACGGTTGCTTTAAACCCCTCAAGCATTGCTTTTGCCTCTCGTTCTGCTTGCCTATCTTGTGCAGTTTGATCTAATTTAGCCTGCTCTAAAGCTATGCGAGCTGACTCAAGAATAGCGTCAGACTCATCTTTTTTAGTCTTGCGATCTACGTCAGCGGCTTTAATAGCTAACTCTTCACGCTGAATCTGATTAAGCGGATCTTGTGCTTGAGCTTGTTGTTCTTGCATAGCAACCTCAGCTTGACTCTTCTGCAATACTTTCTGAGCAGCGTCAGCCATAAGGCGAGATAGTTGAACTTCCATCTCAGGCGGCATTTCAGCGCCAAGAGGCGGTATCGTAATACCCATTGCCATCTCAATTTGGTTGCGATACTCAAAGCCTAAATGTTCAGAAATGTGAGCTTCAGCAGCTGCCATGATTGCGTTTGCTTGTGGGGATTGACCAACCAATTTGCGAATCTTTGGATCCTGCATTGCGGCAGTGTGCACTTTAATGTGTGCTTCATGATCTTGTTCTATAAACGCTTTTACGGGTTTACCCTGAAGAATAAGCGCATTTTCTGAGACTGGATCACGGTATGGAACCATGTCTTTATCTGGCACGATCTTGTCTGCGTTTTCTAAACCAATCATTCTTACCATACTGCGGTGCAAGAACGGTATGTCATAAATATCTGGGCGCTGTTGTGAGAGCTGCATAACTGCTTGATATTGCAACAGTCTTTGCGAGAAAGTAGACGCATTAGGGTCTGAAATTGGAATTACATCAACCCGACTAAAGTCAGATTGTTTAATTGCTCTGTTTGCATCAACGTTGTATTCGTAATCTACTGGGGCTGAATCAGCAATAATTACTTTTAAAAGCTTAAACTCTCGTTTTAAAGTAGCGTGCATGCGGGCTTGAACTGCCGACATAATCTTAAGCATGCGTTCTAATACGGCAAGAGTTGTACCTACAGGCGTGTTCTGATCAACATCTGAAATCTTTAAATCTGCAACTGCTGCCATGCTACGCCCTTGTTCAACAATCTTGTCAAATAACATTAATAGGGTCTGGCTTGGCTCTTTATAGGGCAAAAACGCAATATTTTCTTGAATTTTGCCGCTCGGTATGTCTACGTCTCTAAACTCTCCTGGAGAAATAGGGGTGTCATCTCCTTTAATTCTCATACCTCGAGTCTTTAGACCCCCAGGCAAGTTAGCTAACGTACCCGCATCAATTAACTGCCGAAGCAACGATGTTGCACTCTTTGCGTGCCCACCAATCAAGTGAATTAAACCATACGAGTAGAATCCAAACCCAGGCACGTAGTCATATTTGACATAGTGCATTCTGCGCTGATACGTCTCATCCTCTTCGTCCCAGTTGCGATAAATAGACAGTATTTTCTGGGTGTACTTATCAACCGTTACTACGTACGGTATCTCAATTTCACCTTCAGCACGATATGGATCCTCTTCTAAATCTAAATTAACGTTCATTTCTAATAAAAGGTACCGATCATCTTTAGTGATACTAATACCTTGTACGTCTGCTTCGCTTTTCTCAACATCACTAATAGAAACTGCGGGTGGATCTTCTAAATCTATGTCTCTATAAAAGCCAGAAACTTGCATTTTGCGTATTTCGTTCTTAGTTTTACGCATTACATGAGTAAATCTCTCGCACGTTTCTAAATCAGAAGCCCCATATGGGGCAATAAAGTCATCCGCAGGGACAAATACAGCCTCTGGGCGGTTTGTTGTAGTGTCGTAGTAGATCTTTTTAAATGCCGAACCTGTTAAAGGTAACGACCACAACATCCGTTCGTGCTCAGTGCGGTAATTAGGCATTTTTTCTGTGAGTACATAGTTCATGTACTCTTTTACACGGTCAGCTGCCTTATCTGCGGCTTTGTCTTCTCTACCTACAATTTTTGTTTTAACTGGGCCGCTAGGTGGAAACGTCTCCATAATGGCTTCTGACTGAAAACGCACGGTAGCTTCAGTCAAAATAGGGTGATAAACACCGCAAGCCCCTTCCCATGGCTCAGTCCGCTCTTCAATTTTTAAACCCAACAAGTCTAAACCTGCTTTATAAGTACGTTCCCAATCTTTTCTAGACCCTTTGTCGTTTTGATAGTTGTCTAAAAGATCTTCAGCTAATGAAAGCATGTTGCTTTCGTCTAAAAACTCGGCAAGATTAGCAGTAAAGTCGTCAATACCTTCTTTTACTGGTTTTCCTGGCTCAATTTCTATCTCTAAACCATCAATTCCAATAGAAACTGACTCTGGGTTCTCAATTTCTACAGTAATTGGTTCTGTATTTTCGGTTTCAAGTCCCATTGGTGCTGCGTATAAACTTTTTTCAATTGACATTTTTTAGTTCCTTTGCTTGATTAAGCAAATATTGATTAATTTGCCGTACTCTTTGACGGCGCCTATACCATTTTGCTGGATTTTTTATTGCTCGTACAGCACTAAACCATCTCCAGCGTGCGTAATCCCATAATCTTTTAATAAGCGTTCTCTCATCAAACGCATCTTTTTTTAAAACTCCTGTAATTTGGACCCAGTTACTCATTAGTAATACGCCCTTGCTCTAGATTGATACGGGACATCTTC